CAAAACATTGTCTATATTTGTGTAACAAAAGCAAAAAACATGAACACTACAGAAATAAGAAAAAAAGTTGCAGACTACATGGAAGTTGGTTTTACAATGAGTGAAGCCTTTGTAAACATCAAAGATACTGCAAGAAAAAGCCGTAAGACTTCAAAAGTAGCTGATGCAATCGCAGCTTCACAAGAAAGAGCCGGTACTTTAGAATATGGCTTTTCTGGTAAAGAGTACGGCAACAGAAAATGGGGCAAACAATAATTTTCAATCATAAAAACTACACAACATGAAAAGTTACGTTATCACAGACAGAAGCACAGAAAGTACAAAGTACCATGCTGGCCCCAATGGCTGGGTAAACTTGCCTGAAAATGCAATCTGGTACGAAACAGAAAAAGAAGCTGCCGAACAAAAAGAAGCATTGAAAGATGAAAACTTAAATATTGAAGAAATTGAAAACTAAAAAAGAAAACCGGGGCGGAACTCGTCCCGGTTCGGGTCGTCCGAGCCTGTTTAAAGAAAAAACCAAAGGTGTAAAATTCATGTGTCCGGTTAGCAAAGAGCCTGACTTAAAAAAGTATGTCAACCGAAAACTATTAGAGTGGTCAAAGAGTGGCATATAACGTTTTCGGGCTTTGCGTTCGTTTTTTGCCTACTCGAATGTTCAAAGTTAGCACAAATGTTAAAGGCAAAAAATGACGCAAAACCCGTGTTATAGGCAGTAGGGATTTTTAGCAGAATGTTTAATCGAAGCACTAAAGAAAAAATTAAAATAAAAAAAAGCGTGGGGAAAAATATATTGTATAATGGAGATTGCTTAATTGAAAGCGATAAAATTGAAAGTGGAACGGTTGATTTGATATTAACTGATTTACCTTATGGAGTAGTAAAAATGAAAGAGAGTGCAGGAAATTATAAGGTTTTAAATACTGCTGAAACTTGGGATAAAGCTATTGAACCAAAAAGCATTTATGAGATAGCAAACCGAATATTAAAAAAGAACGGAAAAATGATTTTGTTTTCACAAGAGCCATACACAATCCGAATGATTACGGAAGCAATACCAAATGTTCCGTTTTCGTATCGTGCAGTTTGGGAGAAAAATGATTTTGCTAATGGGCTTGGAGTAAATAAAGCAATGGTTAGTTTTTATGAGGATATTTTGATATTTAGTAAAACCTACGATTTGGAGAAATCGCACCCACTAATTAACTATTTTATGAGTGAATTAGAATTAACTAAAATGAACCAAAGTGATATAAATAACTTGCTTGGAAATAAAATGGGAGGACACTATTTTACAAACGGCTTTCAGTTTTGCATACCGACAGAACCAAATTACAAAAAACTGCAAACGACTGGGTATTTTAAAAAAGATTATTCAGAAATAAAAGAAATAGACGACCAATTTAAAAAACGATATGCAAGCACTTTTAACTTATGGGAAGGCAATAAATACAAAAGCAACATACTGAAATACAAAAAGGATTACAACGGATACCATCCAACGCAAAAACCTATTTTATTGCTCGAAGATTTAATAAAGACATTTAGTAATGAAAATGATTTAGTGGTGGATTTGACAATGGGAAGTGGAAGCACTGGAGTTGCTTGTAAAAACACAAATAGGGATTTTATAGGAATTGAAATGAGTGAACAATATTTTAATATAGCACAAAACAGAATAAATGGAACTGAATTTAAACCAAACGGTTTTGCAAAAACCGAAGAGCGTGGGCTTTTTTTATTTTAATTTTTTCAAACGAAATGTTGAAACGAAGAACGTCTGCCCTATTGCCTATAACGCCAGGTATTGCCGTCAGGAGTGGAATTTGAAATACAAACGTTCAAACAACAACAAATGTTCAACAGCGATAAGACGTACAGATTAAGAACTTCATGCCACACTTGCGGCAATACCCATGTTCTATGTCTGTATTTTGCGAAGCTGCGGAGCTTCACTAACAATTTAAAAATAGGTTATGAATAAAGAAGACTTTATAAAAAAATGGAAGTACAGGACTATTAATAATGGCTTTACTTCTGAAATTTACGATTGTGAAAAAGAGTTAAGAAGCGACTTGAACGAACTTGAAAGAGACAATAGCAATACTTTAAATGCAATTAATTTATTGCAAGAAGTAAAAGATGGGTACTTAAATCCAACTGCTAAAATTGATAAAGCAATCTCACTTTTAAAATTATAAAAATGGAAAATAAAACCGGATTAGAAAAATTATTAGCCTCTTTGGTGTTTCAATCAATTGACTGTACCAAAGGGGTTGAGCGATATATCCTTTCAGGAATTATTGACTATACAAAAAAGCTGATTGAAGAAGAAAAAGATGAGGGTAAAAAATATTCTGGCAGCGAAGTAAGCGATATGATGAAAGCGTCATATAGAGCGGCAAAATCAGACCCATTTACAGAAGTATTACAAGATAGCCTGGATAATCAAATAAGAGAAAAAGCAATCGCATTTTGCGTTTGGTATTCAAAACTTAGGATAGTTGATAAAGTAACATTGCACAACCCATACGGGCAATGCGAAGTTAGCGGCGGCATTTACACAAAACCGATTGAGCAATTGTACAAAGACTTCCTTAATGAAGATGCCAAAAAAGCTAAATTGTCAGAACCAAATGTTGAAAAATGACGTGCAGTGTGGCAAGGGGCAAAATATAGCATAGAACGGTCGGGTATTGCCGAAGGTGGGGCATTAAACCACTAAAGTTAATTAAAAGTACAAAAGATGAATATAGATACAAAAGTTTATAGAAAGCACGAAACCCCCACTTTTGGCAATACCTTGTTAGGTGCAGTGCCTTTGGTGTCGGAAGTGTATTTAATGGATAACATCGAATTGATGAAACATTACCCTGATAAATACTTCGATTTGGCTGTGGTTGACCCGCCTTATGGTTTGGATTTGGCTAATATGAATATGGGTGCAGGTAAAAGCAAAAAAGCATCTAAAATTCAAAATAGAAAATGGAAACCAAAAGACTGGGATAAAGAAACACCCACAACGGAATACTTTTTAGAACTTTTTAGAGTATCGAAAAATCAAATCATTTGGGGTGGCAACTATTTTGATTTACCACCTTGCAAAAATTACATCATTTGGGATAAAGAAATACCTAATGGATTATCATTTGCAGACTGTGAAATGGCTTGGACTTCATTTGATAAAGCTCCCAAAATGTGTAGATATTCTGCTTATTTAGATAAGGGCAGTAAATTTCATCCAACGCAAAAACCGATTTATTTATATGATTGGATTTTTAACAAATATGCTACCGAAGGAATGAAAGTTTTAGATACTCACTTGGGTAGTGGTTCAAGTAGAATAAGTGCCAATAAAAACAAATTACACTTTGTCGGTTGTGAAATTGATGAGGAATATTTTAACAAACAAAATAAAAGTTATGAAGAATTTGTCAGCCAACTCCGAATGTTTTAGGGTGTCTGTTGGCATTGCACCTAACGTTTTGGGGCTTTGCGAAGGCAGGGCTAAAAAGTACAAAAGTTTAAATTAATTACAAATGATAATAGAAAGTACAAATGTTGAAAACATGCACCAAAGCCCTGCTTTTGCAAAACCCATGTTAGGTGCAGTTCCTTTTCACTCATTCCCGTATCGTTGGACTTTAAAAGATGCCAATTTTACAAATGATAAAGGGAAAGTGTTTAGTTGTTTTGCTTGTGGTGGTGGATCAACAATGGGCTATAAATTGGCTGGATTTGATGTATTAGGATGCAATGAGATTGACCCTAAAATGATTGAAGCATACAAAGCTAACCACAACCCAAAATATGCTTATTTAGAACCTATACAGACCTTTAAATTAAGGACTGATTTGCCTGATGAACTTTACAATTTAGATATTTTGGATGGTTCACCGCCTTGCAGTAGCTTTTCAATGGCTGGAAATAGAGAAAAAGACTGGGGCAAAGAAAAGAAATTTAGAGAAGGACAAGCAGAACAAATACTTGATAACCTTTTCTTTGATTTTATAGACCTTGCAAAAAAGTTACAACCAAAAGTAGTAATAGCTGAAAATGTGAAAGGATTGCTTTTAGGAAATGCAAAGCAATATGTAAGGCAGATTTATAGGGAATTTGATTTGGCTGGTTATTACTGCCAACATTGGCTACTGGATGCAAGTAAAATGGGTGTGCCACAAAAAAGAGAAAGGGTTTTCTTTATTGCAATGAGAAAGGATTTAGCTGAACCATTTTTGTATAATGCTGATATGTTTACAATAGTTCCAAAATTGGAATTGGAATTTAAAGAAACTGAAATACCTTTTGAAGAAATTGAATTTACTGATACAAAATATGGAGTAAAGACTTGCACAGCCGACCAACAAAAATGGTGGGAATTAACTCCTGAAGGTAAAAGTTTTTCGGATATACACCCAAAAGGTAGCTGGTTTAATAGCTTTAAAGTTGCACCTAAAATGGTATTGAATACAATTATTGCAAGTTGTAGGGCTTCTGCAAGTGGATATTATCACCACACAGAGGCAAGACACTTAAATGTAGAAGAATACCAATTGGCAGGAACTTACCCAATGGATTATAATTTTACAGAGTTTAATACAAACCCTGTTTATTTAGTTGGAATGAGTGTTCCACCTGTAATGACTGCACAAATAGCAAAACAAGTATATGAACAATGGTTATCAAAGCTGTAGGGTGTCTTTTGGAATTGCACCTAACGAAAAAGCATTGCCGATGGGCAGGAATTAGAATTACTTCACTTCAAAATATAATCAAATGCAAAATCAGGATTCAACCGTTCAGCCGACTTCCGAAAGCATGCCTATTGGCAATGCCAATGTTGTAGGCCGTTTAATTCAGGAAGGCCCATATGACCGTTACAGGCAAACAGCGGCATTCATTTGCGGATATTGTTCAATTCCATCTGAACGGGTTGAAGATTTAGCGGAAATTATCAGAAACAGATCCAACCAGGCTAAGCCCTATGAATTAGCCCATTGTAAAAAATGCAATACCGATGTTGAAATAGAATTTTCCGACCCTGATGACGAAGAATGTAGCGAACCGCATTTCTATTGCCCTAAATGCTATGCCAATTATTACGATAGAGAAGCAAAAGAAAGCTGGCCGGAACTTGATGACCATTATCAGGAAATTCGAGAAAGATATATGGAAAGTCAATTTGATGATGATGATTGGTAGGTTGTATAAATGGCCTACAACGTTTCAGGGCTTGCTTGCAGTGCCCGAATTATTCATTCAAAAGTTCATTATATGGAAAAGTTACACAGTTTAATAGATGATTTAGAGTTGATGGTAGATAAACTGCCGAAGGAAGCTAATTGGTTCGGCAATGTTGACCACATTCGTGAGACCATTAAAGATATGCGGCGGGCATTGCAGCAAACCCCATGTAAGACGCTGTTGCCGCATAGAAAGTGCAATGATTGCGGAACTGAATATTATAGCGAAGGTCGATGCCCAGAATGTTTCAGTTAGCGGCAATAGCGTTCTTACATGCTGATTGCCGCTACTAAAAACAACTAATTAAAAATGAATCATTTAACAGTTCATGGAAACAGCGATACGGTGGCATACGGTAGAAGCCAGTACCGGATTCAAAACGACAGAGGACATCTGCACATAGTTGTAAGAGAAGATGGCAGGAGAAAAAAGATCACTGTTAAGAGGGCTGAAAGTGACTGCGTTTTTGATTACATCTTTGGCGGCGGTTCAGTTGATTACCCATGCCCTGCAATGGACTACTGGATAATGAGATGGAGGATGAAAAGGAAAATAACTATTGAGCAATACAAGCAAAAATACTTAAACTAAACCGGCTTCCTCTCCTTGCTGATCTCCCCTTCGTAATGTTCTGAAAATTCACCATTGCAGGAAAGGATATAAACCAATAGGCCACCTGGAAGTATTTTAATTTCAATAACCATCCTTACAAACTGATCTGCATCAGCAATTAAATATACTTCGTCAAAGTGATCTAATTTGGTTGCTATTTTCATCTATTTCATAGATACCTTCATAATCTGCTATTGGCCTGAAATTTTGTTCCATGTAATTTGATTAAATATTAGCTAATTGGAAGTGCATACCGTCAAGCCTTTTCCATTCTCCACCCCAATCAAACCCTGCATCTTTGAAGCATTTAACAAAGGCTGCTGATAACTGCGGCTGCTTACCAAGCCCATTCCATGCTGCATTTAAATCAACTGCAACACCCCAGCTGTGAAGTGATTGACTAAAAAGCGTTCCACGTTGCTTGCGGATATTAAAACAGCCGTCCCAAGTCTTTAGGTCACGATAGCACCCTGAATCTATTAAGTTCCAAAAAGCGGCCTCTAATGGCTTTACAAGGTCTTTATTGCAGTAAATCTTATTAGGTATTACTCCAATCTTTGCGTTAATCGCATCGGGAACGTCCCAAAGAACCATTGCTGCATTTGCTGTTTTTGAGTTTGGTTCGCCGTATTTAGACAAACACATTTTTGGTGTAACCATTTTTTAATATTTTTTAGTTGTTAACTTGCCTTCGAATAAAGTTAACTTAACTTTGTCGAAATTCATAAGCATAAAAGTGTTATATAAAGTCCTGCATAAATTACCTCCCTGTGCCAAAATGGTAGTACCTGTTCAATCTTATCCCATAGACTGTTTCCTTTCTTTGGGTTTTCGTAACCTATCCACCGTTGAGAAAAGATATTAAATGCGGGGTCAAAGAACAGCATACGGGTAACTATTGATAAAGCGACTAAGTACCACACTTTAAAGTCATAAACCTGATACGCAATGAACCCGATTCCAGCACTCGCCGCGCTGTAAAAGATCACTTCAGGCAGCTTTGCAATATCCCTGTAATCATGTTTCTTCATCCGTCTTTTTCGCCTCAAAGCGTTCTCTAAGGCGTGAAGGATAACCAGTAAAAAGAATGAGAGTTGAATCATATTTTAGTTTACTTTAAACCCTGAAAAGAAACTAAGTAAATTGTTAGTTTACTTTATTTCACTTCACAAACCACACGTCCTGATAATCAGGCCAGAGCATTGCCCAGAAGAAAACCTGCCCTAATACAACATGCAGGCAGAAGAATGCGAAGTAACCCGTTTTGTAAATAGGAATATTCTTATCTGATTCAGTTTCTACCCTGTACCCAACATGATCTTTTGTAGTTGATATAATTGAACCTGAACGGCTTGCCCTCCAAGCGAAAAATAGCCAAATTAAAGAAGATGCCATACAGAAAAAAATTGCTATCCAGAAATCATAACTTTGTGCGAACGGTGCTAATTTTAAGAATGTCATAATTTAAATTGGTTTAATTAGTTTAATAATTGGTTTCCTTAAAATCCAAGCAGCAAAGGAAAAAACAGCCAAGAAAAAATACAATCTCCATTTATTTCGTTCCTGTCGTTTCTGTTTTGTCAACGCTTCTGATTCCTTCAGGTTGATTCCAAGTTGTTTGATCTCTCCTTTTTGATGCTCAATGAGTTTGCCCTGTAATTCAATCCGGCTGTTATCTGTAACAACGGTTGTGTCCCTGATGGTAATTTTCTTCTCAATGGTTTTGTAGGATAGCTTTTCGATGTATTTCACATTATCAATAGTGATTGTGTCGCTCACATAATCAATGGAATGAAGGGTATCTAAAACAATTGTTGTGTCACTTACATAAACAGAATCGTTAACGCACCATCCTTCTAATGCTCCCTTATTCCATACTTCACGCATTTTGCTTTCATCCCTCAAAACCTTTTTTACCGGATTGCAGGAAGCGAACAACAATATCAACCCAATCAACAAAGGAATTAGCAGTAACGCAATGACTGTTTTTAGTTTTATTTTCATGATTATCCGTTTGAATCGTTGTCTGATTTAATGTTCGGTTTTCTTGCGTCAACAAAGGAGAAAAATGCGCTGTTACCAACATACCCAAGCACGATAGCCCCAAAAGGGGTGATGACATATAGATTACTAATATCATCCTTTAGGTACACAAGGATCATAGCGCAAAAAACTGATAAGAGAATTGTCGGCAGTTCCTTTGCCCACCCGTACACAAGCCCTTTTTTATTCAGATCAACCCAATCTTTCAAGTGATGAATAGCAATTCCTGCGAGTGCTAATAAGTATAGTTCCATAATATAGATTTTTGATTATTTATTCATAAAATATTGAATTAACATTGTCCCAACAGCACCAACAGCACCAACAACAATTCCCCAAAAAACGCTAAGAGTATTATCCCTTCCCTTGTTTTGATTAATCATAATCCCATATTTATCTATCTTATCATCATGTCCTTTTACCATCGATTCCAACGAGTTTACCCGTCCGTTTGTCCTGGTCGTTTGTACAAGTATCTTGTCCAGCTTTTCATCGAATTTCTGATCAATATTTTCAATCCGGTCTATTAAGTATTCTATTTGATCCATCAGTAGCATAAATTTTATCGTTTCATTTTTTGTACAGATTAGCTTTCGATTGCATTTTCAACATGATCCTTTTCAATAGCATTCAATAACAACACAACCCATTTACCTAATATCGTCAGCGTGTTATTCTTTTTATTCTTTCCTAAAACACTTGAAATCGTTTCATCTTCATTGCCGAACTTATGACCGTCTTTTTTTATCAGCAGTAAATCAAACAACCCAGAACAAACAACATTCCCTAATTGGTCGATACTTTTAGCTATCGTAAATAAATAGTTATTCGTTGCTTTTAAAAGGCTGCTGATAAGTTGGTATAAGAATCCAACTGGCAAAAGAACAGCCGAAATAAGCAAAGCGGTTATATATAGTAGAAAGCCTCTCATATTGTATAATTTTCAAGTAATTTATCTATCATGCGATCACTCATTGTTTTCATCCCTGTATAATTATAATGGTTTGCATCTTTCATACCTAAATCAGTTGTTTCAATACTCCAACACAAAGAAGTAACAGAAACTAATTCGTCTATGGCTGTATTATAAGTTGAATAAATTGCCGGTAGCTTGCCAAAAATAATAGGAATATCAGCACCATATCTTGTCCGTATCTTTTCAAAATGTGCAATAGTAGCTGCTTTCCAAGTAGCTGTTGCCGTCCCTGCAATAGAATCATTAATTCCTTGCTGATAAAATAAAGCAAAAGGGCAAGTACCTGTTATTGATCTTAATGTAATTGCTGTATCAATCCTTGTTTTAAAATTCGTGTAATAGGTATCTGATTCACCCCATTGAGAAATTGTTGATCCGCCCTGACCTGTCTTAACTAAATAAACAGGATTAGAAAATTCATTGAGTGTTGCTCTATTTGCTAACTCCAATTCCCATCCATGAGTAGTTGCTCCTGGATTATTAATCAGTCCTGAATGACCAAGTAAATTATTTACCCCAATATCTAAATCTTCGAATACCAAAGAGGTATTATTGAGTATTTGTAAAGCAGGTCGTGCAGCAAGTTCCTCAACGGTTGCATCTGCATTATCAGCAAACCCGCCTGAATTACTTTCCCCACTAAATACAATCATTGGTATTAATGGAATAGACGGGGTGACTGTTACACCCCCTGCCATTTGTGATATTACAAATATTAAACTCATATTGTTATTAGTCCGGTTCCTTTAGCTGTTACCATTGATTTAGTCGCTGAATTTACACCGAATTGAGTTTTTATAAACACATCTGTAATACCTGTAAATTTTCCCGTTTGGGTTGCTAATGTGGTATAAGTAACGTCATCATCAGAAGCCTTGTAAATAAGATCATCTCCAACCCTGTCAATTCTAAGCCACACATAGCTACCTAATGACCCGCCGTTAATCGCTTCACCTGATCCGTTGTTTATATAAATAGTTGTGCCAAAATAATAGATAGCTCCTATTGTTGTTGTAAGGTCTAAAGCGTAGTTTGTTGTATTTGTTGCAGACAAACACAATACCAATGCCTCACCGTTTGTACTTGATCCTATATTGAATTTTACATACCCATCCCCAACCATTTTTTTTGTTGCTCTTGCACCTGCCGGAGTAGTTGAGTTGTTGCCGTTCAATGTTCCACTGCCTGCATCTGTTGTATTAATCTCATCCGTCCAGTTAATAGCCTGTACTGAACCAGGAATACTGTTTGTAACGGATTGGTCTGTTGCTGTTGCTAATTCATTACCTGCTAAATCAACTGTCGCACCCGTTGAACTGTCATAATCCCAAAGGAAGGTATCAGTATTTAATAATGTTTCACTTACTACAAAATCCCATTGTATAGTTGCACCACTTACTGAATTAGGTGTAATTGTGCTGCCGTTTTGTTTAAAGGAGAATCCTGCTATTGAAACTGTTCCCATTGATTTACTTGCTGTACCTCTGAAAGTATTTGCATCAATAGCCTCGAAAGTAAATGTTGGTGCTGTAATATCTGCTCCTGAAACCTGTACAGTTAAACCGTCTTTATCAATAACATAATAAATGCCATTAGCTTTTGTAAATCCTATAACTGTCGGAGTGGTTGCATTAATAGAAACACTTGTCCCATTGATTGTAAGTGTATGAGAGTTGTTATCTTCTATAACAAGTAACCCCGCAACTTTTGTACTGTTCAAAGTCAATGCAAGGTTACCACTTAACGAAGTTTTGTATTTATTTGAGCCATCCCATGAAGTACCCGATAAGGCTGTAAAGGCATTATTTACATTTGGAGTAATTACCCTACTCCAAACACCGCCACCGCTTGCAGCAAAAATAGTTGTGCCATTAGCGGTTCCACTTGCGAGCCATTCATATACTCCGTTATCTGTTACGATAATATTGCGAAAATCAGCACCACTTACTGCCGATAATGCTGTGGTATCAACTACTGATTTAATACCCCTTACTTTTATCTCATCCAAAACCTTCGCACGTTCTGCCCCGTCAATAGCAGGGGTAATAGAATCAGCAGTTGTCTTACTGGTTATATTAGTATTATTTTCAGAAAGTAAAGTTGCTATTGTTGCCATATTTTTATTTTAAGAGTAAACTGATGAATAAGGGGACGAGTAAACGCCTTCCCCTGTTGTTATTGTCTCTGTTAATTCCCCATCTAAGGCTAACTGTATGTCAAACATTGCAAAATCTCCTGCACTTCCTGCAAACGTGCATGATCTTACTATCCATGAGGCGGTAACATCTTTTATTATTGTTCCGTCTGTTATCTGATATTTTGCAGCAACCTTTTTGCCTTGTTTTAAATATGAATGGAAGTAAGTGGGATCATGTTTGCTGTCTGCCGCCGCCGCCGCTTCACTCTCATAAATAAAAATTACACCTGTTGCTGAAAGTGTTGCATCATACCTGCCATACTCTCTATTTGTTCCCCGGCCACTTCCTTTGGTTGTAGTAATGATTTCTTCTGCTGTTACAGTTATTGTACAAGTGTCCTCACAGCCGATAACGTTCATGTTGTCACCTGCATATATCGTAAGATTATTTCCGACAACTACTCCCATTCGATCAAAACTAATTTTAAGTAACTATTTATAATTATTAACCGTCAACCTTAGGGCGTGTAAACGTTTATTTGATCGAACTCAGCACCGAATATTTGAAAGCTCATAGTTCCTGAACTGGCATAAACATTCACATAGTCTGCATTTGACATTGTTATTCCGCATTTTATCTCCCTGCTTTCATTTGCTCCTATTGCCGTATCATAGTATATGTAATCTAAAGCTGACGGGATGTTTCCTGCATAGGTTATATAAATCCTGAATGTCCCTGCTGTACCTTGATTGCATACAACAATAGAACTAACAACAGCGCCTTTTAGGTCTGGGACGGTATAAGCTACTGTTCCCGTTGTTGCTGATGGGTTTGATTGCCCTAATATTTTTTTTATTTCCATTATAAAAACAAAAATTGATTAGCGTATAAAGTAGGATTAGTGGTTGTTAAAATCTCGTCCGGTATTTCCGTTCCATTCCCTGCATACATTTTACCTGTTAAGGTATCTTTTACAATAAAGTTTGATTCAGGAACTAACCCGGTTATGTCTTCAACCTCTATGATTATTACGTTCTTCATGATTTGTAGTTATTAAATCTTCTTCTTTTTCTTCTCTGTAATAAACTGAAAATAATTCCAATCGTTCCAAACCGCCAATCCAACGGCTTTTTGTTTTCGGCAATATCTTCCAATACTTCATGATTGATTGTTAAGTGCCTGAAACTTTCTGTTCCTATCTCATCAAAATCATCCGTAGAACTGGTATCTCTTAACTCAATTAAAGTGATCTGGCTTTCTTCATTGTTTACATCACTATCCATTGTAGTAATCATAAACTCCTTATCAGGTAAAGAATCTATTCTTACTGTATTGAGTAATGAAATCTGTCTTGAATCATTTTCCAAATTGAATAAATTACCCTCAAATTTTAGGTAGTTTCTGTAAACTGATTTCCAGTAAGAACGGGTTATGTACTTTTCAAACGTAACCGAATCGGCATCTAAATCTGTGTAGTATTTCCAGTCAGGTAATGATTTATAGGTAGTATTCATTATTGCACCTTGAAAAGATGCATTATTTACCCGGCTTGCATAAATCTGATTTTCATAATCAAGTTTTAATGTCGCAGCCTGTTCACTTTTTTGTTCGTAGCCTTTTATGTAGAGAGTCTCATTAACGTACGGAATAACCCTAAAATCTAAGTCTTTATAATGCACTTCATTTAATGCCGTCCTACTGTTGCCTATTGCTGTTAACGCAAAATAGATTGCTCCTGAAATGGGCATTTCTTCACTTGTGATAGAAAACGTTTTCCAGAATCTACGATCTTCTGCCGCTGCCCAACTTTTACCGATTGCCTTTATAGATGTGTACCATTTACCATCATCATCTAAATAGTAGGTTGAAACTCCATTTGATAGTACCACATAGTTAAACTGTGATGTAACCGCAAAACCTCCGTTCTTTTCTCTTGTTGAATAACCGAAAGTAATTTTATCTTTTGCAGTAACATAAAAGTTAGTCGTTTTTGCATAAGGTTGAATTGATCCGTTTGAATAATCTGAAACAGGGTATTGAAGTATATACCTTTGCAGATCTGCAAGATTCACAGTATCAATTTCAATACCTACATAGGTTTGACCTGTTACCTCCGTCCAATGACTTATACTGTTTACCGTCCGTGAAGATGTTGAAAGTGGAGAATTAAACGTACCGTCTAACAAATCAAAGTTTCTGAAATAAACAATAGGGAGTTTAAATTCATACTGAAGTTTAGTAAACTTATTTGGTTTATCAACACTTACCAATGCATCTGCATCTTTGAATTTGTTGTCTCTTGTTAATCCAATATCAAACGAGTAGTCCTGATTTAAAAAAGTAGTAGTATCAGGAACGTTTGAAGCATCTTCCCTTCTGTTCCCATCCAGGTCACCGGCAATCCTGTCGTTAATGCTTATGATATACCATGCACCCCTTGCCTGAAATAATGTGCAATGGAAAGCTTCCATGATCTTTGATAATACTGTATAACAATCATCAAAATCTCTCGGCCCTGTTAAGAAGGTAAATGATGTTAAATTCGCATAGTAGAACGCATCATACTCGGGATACACGCCACGTTGATCTGCTGCCTTTGGGTACATGTTTATAAACGAATACCATTGTAATTCAAATTGTGTTTTATTCAAACACCATCCAATGTATTCTGATACTCGCCAAAGTCCCCAAATTTGCGCTCCATAAACATCTGATAGGGGAGTGTTCTTTAATAACGAAAGACCGTCATTGCCGGTCAATCTGATTTCTGTAATCGTATCTAAAAAATTCTCTTGGAGTTTATCGTTGTCTAACCATCCAACCCATTCAACTACTGTGTCAATGTAAACAATTATTTTATATTGAATATCTGAAGTAGTGATGAATGTAAGTGCAGAAATTGAATCTGTTGAGCAAATAGAAAGTTCAATATTGCTTTCTCTTATTCCGGTCAATTTATCAAATTCACCATTCTTTGATCTGATTAATAAAGGGCTATTGCCGAAGGCAGTTAGATCCGTTACAGTACCTGCAAAAGCATCTTCCTGAATATCAACTTTGATTTCACGGCCTTTTATTGTAGTAAACTCGCACCTGTATTTTGTTGCATAAGCCATAAGTTACCCTCTTAAAAAAGTAAGTAGTTGCATTTGATCACCTCTTATTACACCCCTTCCACCAATAAGCGATCCTAAACCCTTAACCGCACTATCAGCACCCGGAACACCCAATGCCGTAGATATAGCCTTTAACAATAACGCCTTTACAACAGCAGCCCCTAATTCAGCTACTAACCTTTTAGCACTTTGCGCCAATGCAGCGAAAGGGTCTTTATTGTTGGCAATAGCGTTAAAAAATTGATCTATTCCGCTGCTCAATCCGTTGTAGATTAAATCCTTTGTTGCCTGTAACTTTTCATTCACTTTATCCAATCCCTTTAATCCTGCTAAATCATTGTCTGATAACCTTTCTTGTAACTGTGAACCGGGTTGTCTTTTGGGAACATTTTGTAAAACCTCTTTTGAAAGGCGGTTGAATTCTTCCTGCCTCCTTATCTTTTCTTCAAGTGCTGCAATTTCACGCTGCGATCTTGTTTCAAAGCCTAAACCTATTTTTTCAAGAACGTTGAGAACGTTGCTTAACTCTTTATTTGCCTGTGCATATTTAACGGTTGATTTTGTTACTTTATCCTGATTCTCTACAAAGGCTCCATAAGTAATACCTAAAGCGTTAAACACCTGATTTATCCTATCACTGAATTGAGCAACCTTTATTTGTGCTTCATTTACATTCTGATAGGCTGTTGTTACTTCATTAACAACACCCTTAACAGGATTGAAAGCGCCAATAATGTTTCTTTTTATAGTCTGAAAGGTTGTTAACTCGCCACCGTTAGCGATTGTTTCAACTAATTTTTCAAACTCTTTTTGTAGTAATGAAGTTGCTCCCTGAATCTTAATCTGATTCAATAACGAAGCGGTTACTTTTTGCAGGGCTGCATCTAATGTATAGGCACTTGTTGCACCGTCTGTAAAAGCTGATTTAAATTCAGGACTGAGTTTTATTAATTGCTCTTGTGCCTTTGCTGTTTGAGATATTGATAACGTCCCACTATTTAAAGCATTTACAAGAATATTTATTTTAATGGCCGATACAGCAGAACCTTCAGCGGCTTCTTTTATGGCTGCTGAAAATTCCCCTGTACTTGATAAGGCTGCTTTTATTTCAGGGCCAAATGCGATCAATGCAGACGTTACAGTACTTACAGCAATGGCAATACCTGCCGGCCCTGCTAATGTTCCTAATAATGCCTTAAATGCAGCACCTGTGCTTCCTGTACTTTCCTTTAATCTGATAAATGATTCTAAGAGCGGATCAATGTTATTGGCCACGCCCATGATCCCAAACGGGGCATCCTGTACAATACGGCCAAAGTTCATTAGTGCAGAAGATGCCTGATTTGTTGAACCAGGTATTTTCTTTAACTGATCTCCTACAGCATTAATGGGTGGGATTAATTTTGCTGTTGCTGTTGGAATGTTAGCTGTAGCAGCGGCCACCCCTCGTAAGCTTTCCTTATAAGCACTCCATTCTTCTGCTATCTTTTTAATAGCAGGGCCATGACCCCCTAAATCCTTCATATACTGGCCCATTCTCTGGCCAACAAATTCTCTCCACGTTAAAGATGTACTTTTAGCTGCATCTGAAAGTGATTCAAGGCCTTTTATAGCATCCCCTACATCCGCTCCAACCTTTATTTCAAGCCCGTTTGTTGCCATTCTTTAATCGTTCATATTTTTCTTTCAGCGTTTCAGAACTAACGTTTTCTTCATCAGTTGGTAACCTCCAAAAGTCACGGTTAAATGACTTCTGATTTGTCCCCTTCTTTAAATCAGGAAGCATCAGTAAATATGTCTGATGCCTCACAATTGCATGTTGATCCAATAACCTGTCATTGTAAGCCTCGATCATTAAATAAACATCTTTAGCCGGTGTGCAGATAAATTCATAGGGAGTTAAGCCTGTTTTAAATGCTGCTTTTTTGAACTCTTTGGTATCGAATTTTTTTTTACATCTTCCTCAACTACCTTAACTGCATTTTGCACATAAACAGAATCATTAAACCCTTTTATGCAACTGGATATTTCTTCATTCAATTCACCCGTTACTGCAATGGCTTCAACATAATCGTAAAGCTCTGTATAGTTAAACGGGCATTCTTCCAATAACCGCTCATGATGATTCAATATCCCACCCCACAGAATACTCGCAATACTTGGCACTGATAATACTCTTAGCTTACTGCTTGATTTTATAACCGCTTCCTGATAAATAATAAACGCAGTTGATCCCCAAAAGAACTTAGCCTCTTTTCCGTTAATTATCATGTGTGTTTTAATTTTAAGGTGCAATATCAACCACGCCACTACCTGTTAAAGTACAAGTGAAACTAACGAAGTCACCTGATGGCATAGACAGGTTTAACCCGGTCATAATAACAGTGCCTTGTATGTAGAAATCTGTACCGGCTGCAACAGGGCTTTCAATCTTAATAAGGGTAGCGGTACTGTTAATGATAATACCAAGTAAATCTTCATAACTTAACTCTGTGCCTTCCGGAGTAGTATTAACTACGCCTTCCACATTGGCAGACCATGTAAGATTTCCAACAGTTGAAAGTTTACCGCATTTGGTTTCCTTTTCGGAAATATTCCTGGTCATCTCAATGCCGGAAGTAGTTGCACAAACAACAGACTTGTAGGTACTCCCCCCATCTGTTGAAATTTTTAACGGAATATCATTACCGTTTAAAGTTGTTGTTGCCATTGTTTATTTTTCGATTATGTTATGAATAAAAGTTATCTGCCGTCTCATTAATCTGCCCGAATCGTAATCTTCCACAGGCAAATAACTGCTACTTTCTGCCCGTGACGTTACTATCTGAAAATCGCTGCCAATACTCAACCCTGTTGTTGTAATTGAAGGTAGAACCAACTGCAAAACCTTGCCAGTTATTACGTCAACCGGATTGAATGGATCGGTTAATAGGTTTTGTATTTTAGTGATGATCTCAATCGTTACAGATACTTCATTATTAAAAATCACTTTGTTTGCCGTGTAATTAAATTTCGCATCTGTTAACACCGTATAATAAGTATCAATAACATTGCTTTCCATGATATAGCAAGGAACGTTATCGCCTGAAAACGTTACCGATCCTGTGAGCAAGGTTTTATATGCTGTCTTGATTGCTTTTATCGGGTCTTTCATTCTGTCAATCTTTTAATAATGTTGCTGATATTCTTCAACAGCTTTGGCCGCTCTAAAAAGAAGTTGCTGAAAAAGAAAGGTTTTGGTTTGATATTTACTTTTCTGATTCCACGTCCTTTAAATTGTGAGGCATAGGATGAAACTTCAGCAGGAATTTGAACCTGATTACCTGTACCAAAATCATGATAAGCTGAATAATTTTTAGTACTCACTATTGTATAGTTCATGTTTGACCCGGCAAAAGCAATACCCTGTCTTATCCCGCCTTTACCTACTCTTGTATCTTGCTTTGCACGTAAAACAATATTCTGACAGCTACTTTCTAATTCTCCGTCAATTTCCTCAACCAATGCTTTAGGCATCTTATTAATCTTTGCTTGCAGCTCTTTCAGCCCCTTTATTTCAAATGTGAATGCATTAGCCATAACTTTCAGACCCTCCCGTTAATCTTAAATACATGCCCTCTTTATTCTCGATAAACCTATACCCGTATTTGTCCTTTGTTGAAACCCGATCACCCCGATCAACAATCCTTACTAAATATTTTGAACTATTATATTCGATAATGATATTAAACGCTACGGGTATTGCACTGTCATAGTCGATCAAAAACTGAAATACCCTGGTTGTTGCCGACTGGAAACCCGTAAAGCTGTTGCCGGTGCTTACCTCGGTCACTTCTGCCCACACCTGTTTATTGAATGTTAACACAGGTTCAATACCATCGGCTCCAACTGTTTCAGATGGTATTTTTATCGTTATCAGCTTGCGTTGACCTATCCCCATTGATACTGTTTGAATGGTTTCGCATGTTCAAAGATGCTTTGAGGCATAGCAGCCGGTTCATCAAGTCTATTTCTGAATAGCCAATTTGTTACCATCTTGATAGTGAGAAATAAAGACGGGTCAGTTCTTACGCCTGTTGTATAAGTGAACCTGTGTATTCCTGTATAATTTGAGTAAACTTCTTTTTGATCTTCGCCTAACACCTGATAACCTTCATCAGCTAACACAAGGGGTAACCAGTCGTTTGTCCCGTCCGTATTCTGACCCTCTAAATACTCGACTGATGTAAGTGTTCCCAATTTGCCATATGGCAGCTTAACCGGAGCGCAAACATCAATAGTGGCAATGACTGTTTTAATAACTAAAGGCAAATGAATGTAATCTTCAACCCGTTTACGTGCAACTGTAATCAGTTCGGTTATCAATGTGTCATAATCCGTACTTGTAATGTTCATGTACGTTTTTGCAGATGCTAAACTAACAGGCTCAGTACCTGTATCGGTAACCTTCGTTTCTATGTACCTGTTTTCAGTCATGATCGTAAAAGTAGAATTGAATAAATATTTTAACCGTTATACTGTCAACCAAAGAAAACCCGCCTTAGAAAAGACAGGTCTAATACATAAACCAACACATGAAGACTTATGCTCTTAACCACCGTTCAAACTCCTCCAACTTTTTCAAAGGGTCTAATTCACGGCTTCTCATCTTTGCTTTTTCACTTGCTTTTTTGTATTTCACAGGGTCATCTAATTTTTTTATAAGTTCAACCCATTCGGCAATATCATTCCGATCTTTAACGTAAATACCTGCCATACCACAGTTCTCATACAATCCCGGTGTTTTGTTACTGATTACTGGAATGCCTGAACACATGGCTTCTGTTGCCGTCCGGCCCCACGATTCATAAAGTGACGGCATTAATAAGATTCTTGTTTGCCTGTAAATAGAAAGAATGTCAGGTGTATTCCTTACAAACTTCACGTTGGATGGATAGGTTAATTGCTGACCTCTGTCATCGAATGAATAAGAACCTTCAACGGCTAAGAACTTTCGTTCAGGCATTGCATCAGCAATCTTTGCCAGTACATCCCCGCCTTTGTTATAGTCTAAATTGATAAGGGTAATATATTCACTTTCGTTTGTGTCCTGATGAATATCATAGTATCGGTAATCACATGGGGGAGTGAACACAAAGCCAGGGTAACTATAATTCAGTTTCTCTTTTATCCATTCTGAATTATAAACTAATCTTATATCACCAACACCCTGTTTTATTGATTCATAAGGAATATCGTTGTGAACTACGCAAACAACAGGCTTTTTATATTTATCAGCTTGCCAGATAGTATCACCCGTATAGTCCAAATGAGTTATAACAATGTCTGCCCACCTATACAATCCTTCAATAACGTTTCTATCAGGTGGGAAAACAGTCACGCCTTCATACTCATAAACGTTTTTAATATGATACCGTCTTGCCTGGTGTAAAAGAACTCTAACCGAATGACCTTTACTTAACAGGAATTTATTTACATCGTGGGCAAAGTATTCAGCCCCACAATTATGCGCCGGTGGATATAGGTGTATTGACCAAAGTACGTTCATAGTAAGTTATTTTCTGTTCCCTCTAATTGGTAATCTGCATCGGTTTGCCATAGATCACTAAATGAAGCCCGTTGAGTGCAAACAAATGGCTTGCAGATATAAACGTTTAACACAGGCTGGATCTCTTTTTTAATAAAGTCATCATACATCAAACTTGAAAATGGTTTGTAGTGCTGTAAGATGTAGCTTGCTGCCTTTGGAGTATAAGCGACTGCATGAGTTGTCCATGTTCCTTTGCACCTCCACCAATGATCTGTAATCTTGCTTAGATTCTCTGTCACGTTCCCACCGAAATAAAGCATATCCCAACCTTGTGGAGCATTATCAATATATTGGTTCAAATTGTTGTTCAAAAACAACACATCGTCCTCAAATACAACTGTATTTTCAGTAATGGATTGTAAGATTGCCTGTTGAGATAGATTGAAAGAAAGTAAAGGGTTTTCATCTTCAATAGCTGCGAATCGTTCAACTGTTAACCCTTGTTTTTTAAACTCTTGCTGCGCTTGTTTCCATCGGTCTTTGCGCTTGTTTAAATTGAGGCAGATATATTTCATGTGTGGTATTAAAAAAGGGGAGGTTGCGGCCTCCCCATAAACTAATCATCTATCTTAAACATACAAGAACGCATCAGGACGTAAGTTAGCAAGTGCCACATCGGCCTCTGCTCTTACAGTAATCAGGTTCTTAGTTACGTTGTCTGCATCCTGTTCAAAGAAGTTGATATTTAAACCAGCAGCCTGAATGATTTTCAAACGTGACCAATCGCCAACGAATGTTTTAGTACCAGTCATGCCGTTTAGAATCTTAACAGGAATACCGGCCACTGCAACATCACCCATAGGGGTAATTGTAACACCACCTGGAATTGAATAGCTGTCAGGTTTAGTGCTTAACAATGTAGCCCAGTTAGCAGCAGTTGTAACGAATGCGTTCGGATCGTAATCACGGCCTAACAATACAGAAGCCCACTCGATCAACTGCTCTGCGTAAACAGATGCAGAAGTTGAATAAGCAGCAGTAGCAGCCATCAGCGTATTGATGAACTTGTTATCTTCATCACGGTAGTAACTTTCCTGCAATTCAGAAGGTAAGTAAGACTGCATGAATGGAAGATCTCGCAACATCTGTTTAGAGATACGGGTATATCCTGCGAATGTATCAACAGTTACCGTTACCTCTGTGTTATCGAAATCAATCTGCGCTTTTGCACTTCCTTCAGTCTGCACTCCAAAAGAACCCTCACCTACTGGTGAGTTTTGGCGATAGAACTTGAAAATGCCAGTTGCAGAAGGGATAGTCTGAACTAAGTCACGGAAATGCACTTTTCTGCGGCCTCTTACAGCAGGAGTGAGATCGTATGTTGCAACGCCTGAACCTGTTAAGTTAGCGGGGATAGTCATATCACCAACCGCCTTCATTTGAAAAGCATTGCCAGCTTTTACTTTTTGGATTGCATCATGATTCTTTGCAACTAATTCAGAAAATTCGCTTGCGAAATCTTTCGCCTTTGTTTCGCTTGTTCCTAAACGATGGTTTTCAGCTTTTATTTCTGAGATGGCTTCATTCAGCTTATCAACAGTCATTTTAATTTCACCGATTGCAGTATTCTTTTTTTCAAGGATTGCATTGATCTCATCAACAGCGGCCTTGTGTTTGGTTGCACTTTCAGCAGCCTCTTTCTTCAGTCCTTCAACCAATGGGTTGAGAACTTCCATAAAATCTTTAGTTTCCATATAATGAGTTTTTTAATGTAATTAATTGTATTGCTTCTTTCAGGTTCACTATATCATCCTTATTCGGGTCAGGTGCAATAGCTGCGGGCTGAGTGATTTCGGATAAATGTTGTTTCAACTGATTAAAATAAATATCTAATTGCTCAAATATTTCTTCGTTTTCAAATGTGCCGGTCTTGAGTGACTTATAAACAGCATCCATTTTTGTAATAATATCTTCTGCGCTCATTCCTTTCATTCCAGTATATTTAGCCATTTCGTTAGCTCCGAATGTTACCGTTGAGCCTTCCCATAACTTTATCTCTGTGATCTCATTATAATCACTCTTAGCTTGTTGCTGTACTGTTCTGAACCCGATTGAATGTTCATCTACAACACCATCAGCATATAATTGAAGAACATCTTTACCGTATGAAGTTTTTGAAATAGTACTTTCAAAATAAAGCCCGTAACTATCCTCTTTTAATGTAGAGGGCTTAGATAGGGGATACCTCACATCATGCTGCCAAAGATGTTTAATCCGTTGACCGTTGTTTTTAATTGTCCTGTCAAAAGAACCTTTCATTATCATGTCGCCGTCTGAATCAACGTTACCAAAAACAGAAAAATAGCCGGTAACAATCCCTTTGGATTTGTCAACGTCCTTAATCTCTGCCTTTATGCTCTTAGTCTGAAAAAAGGTACTCATCAGAACAAATTTCTTTTATAACTCATTCAATTATCTATTTACCGTCAACCTCCCATTAGCGTCTCTCTTATTCAGTACCGCATAACTGCACCGGCAGTTAATAACCTCACTTGCAGGTGCTTTCGGATCATGCGGATGCAATAAACTCACTCCGTTTGTATTATCATGAAATTTATTGTTGAAATCAACAGTCTGCCCGTCTAACAAAATATGGTCAGCTTCTTTCGGGTTGTATTTAGGGTTTCTCCTTGTCCTTGCATCAAGGACAGAAATCCAAACCTTTTCCTTCTGCCAGATGGATTTATCTGCACCTACATAAGTTCCTGCGTGAATAGCTTTCCCCGATTCCGTTCGGGCTATCATTTCCGCTCTCGAAGCATTGATACCGGGGATAGTTTCTTTAAAGTATTTAGCTGTTTCCAGGTATCCCCAACCTTCCTGAATAGATTTATCTAAAACTTGTTGTAATATTTTGCGTGTTGTTTGGGTAATTCGTAAAAGCCCTTTGTTGTAGAACTCCATGCCGATATATTGCATAATAGCATCAAACCACTCTGCTAAAGTGCCAAAAGACTTTTGAACATTCAATGAACCGTACGCTTCTTTTGCATACCGTGAGCCAATTTCTTTATACATTTGGCTCATGACCTTGTTTATTGGTGCAGAGATTAACAGGGAGTTGATATAATCCCTTGCAGAAGATTGGCCGCCACTTTGGTAATGAGTAAGAAAGGGGAGCGTATCAGCCTTTAAAGCACGTTCAAAACGATCTTTGAAATCGTTAACGATCCGTTTCTTTCGGTTGCTGTTCTGAATCCAAATTCTCCTCCGTTCCCTTGCTGTCATATTTAGAAATTACTTGAATGATCTCTTTCTTTAAGTGGCCTCTTTTCATTATCATCTTACCGTACTTTTCAATGCAGCACTTTTCCTCAACTGTTTCAGGATAAACACGCTTGGCGATTGAATCAATGAACTTGTCTACTTCACGTTCCATAATCTCCATAATCTTTAGCAGGTGTAACGGTTGTATCAGGCTGTAAAGTCATATCTGATAAAGGCGTGTAGCCTGACTGAATGTAATAACCGTCTAAAAGAGCATCCTTTACAGGTTCAAACCCTGCCATCTCTCTCATTTCATTTTGAGTAAGTCCGCCACGATCGAACAACGGTGTTAACCCGTCCAGCATCTTTTTCATGTCATCCTGCATTTCAGGAAGGGTAGTGAAATCAGCATCACAAACTAAACCCATATCAAAATCAGGAACAAGTGAACGGTTTAATTCATCTCTCAAAGAGTTAACCGTAAACATTATATTGTTAGTTATCCAGTTCTTTTGCGCCCATTCTTTATTAGCAAAGGTTGCATCACTTGAAAACGCTTCAGGAGGCACACCAAACAAATGGCAGATTCTTTCAAACGTCCATCCTAACTGCTCTAAAATCTGCATCTCATCAGTTGACCGGCCTAAATTGATATAACCAAACTTCGAAGGAACAAAGGCAATTGCTTTACGTGTTTGAGCGTTGTTTGTTTTGCCGTCAATCATTTCTTTAAGCTGTGATTGCTGCACTTCTGAATAGTTCTCTATTGATTCAGGAAACAATACACCATCTGCACCATGATTGGCCGCACCCCATATAGCTTGGTCGGTTAGGCTTTCATCCTGGCTTAGTCTTTTCTTCAATGGAGTTAAAACAGGAAAGCCCCTTAAATCATCTTGGGTACTTCCTTTTGCAGGGTTGAAATTCCGCCAATGAACCATGTCAGCCTTTGGAATAACTATAATTCCTGAACCTGTGTTATACTTGTATTCTTTAATCCCTAACCCTGATTGATCTGGAACAACTTCAACATAGTCCGTATGCAGTAAAATAAGTTCAATTGGTTTTCCGTTTTCTTTGCCGCCTCTGTTCTTCCAAATAAAAGCCTCCCTTAGTGCATAGTTCCAAAATACACCCTGCCAAAAAGCATCTGCACCCTGAGTAAAGTTTGGCCTTTGCAATAATCTGCTTAACTCATTATCTGCCGTTACTTCCTCAATTGCTTTAACCCGATAGGATAGAGCTTTCAAGTTAATTGGGTTGTAATTGCCTTTATTTAGTTTGAAGTACTGTTTTGCGTTCTCTTTATCCTTAATCTTGTAAGCGTAAATAGGAATAGATGCCTCTTTCTTTGTTCGCTTATCTAAGATGGTGAATAGGGTATCTGAACAGGTAGGATCAATGGTTAAATTCCAGTAAGCAGAACCCATTCTGGTAAATTGTAAAGAATAGGAACTCATTGCCTTTTGCTGTAACTCTTTAACGATAGGGCTTAGCTTAGTCTGCAATCTCTTATCTATCATCCTGTCGATTATTCCCATTTTACTTGTTTAAACTCATGAAAAGTTCCATGTTGATTTGTGGCTTGCTTAACTTGGTAAAGATTGCATATCTCATTGCATCTAATAAGTGATCGTTTTCTTTAACAGGTTTTTCATCATTTGTTATATTTCCGTCTTTATCCGTCATCCATTTGTAACTCTGCAACTCTTTCTTTAAGTTATGGCTTTCATTGGTCACAAATACATTATAACTCTTAACCTTCATAATGCCACCCCAAACGTCTTTCTCTGCTGCCTTTGCGTTATATCCAGCTCTATGTAATTCTTCAATACTTTTCGGCTCTGCTGCATCACAAAATATTTCAATGGATTGTGACAAAGATAAATTACGGAGCTTAGTTACTATGTCACTCACCGTCAACTTAGTTTGATAGATGATCTCTTGCACATAGATTTGCCCTTCGTAATATTCTACTTTTACCATTGCAGTTGGTGCGGTATAACCGAAATCTAAACCATAGAATACTTCGCCTTTGCCTGGTAGATCAGCAACTACTTTCCATGCTGTGTAAATTAGTTCCTTGCTTGCACCTCTTTGGCCAAGTCCGTACACCTTCCACATGAAGTCATCAGCAAGCAACTTATAACCCTCTATAATGTCAATCTGATTCTGTGATAGATTAGATAGATTGTTTTTGTACGTTGAGTGAATTCTCTTGTTATTGGGATTATCGGCAGCATCGTAAACCCACGAATTGAAGTCAGCAGGATTCCAATCTAAGAAGATCGTTCCCGTTGTTCTCATGGATAGTTGGTCGTATAAAGTCTTATGTATGAGGTTTGCTTCATTCACAAATAGTATATCTCTGCCAGGCCCTCTTGCTTTACCCTCATCCTCTAACCCGAATAACTCAATATAAGATCCATTTGAAAAGTGATACACGTAATCTGAATAGGAAAACTCCGCATCACTCCAAAGGTGAAACGATTCCATAATGCTTTTAAAGTCACGGTAAGCACCTCGTTTGATGTGTGGGAGAGAATGAGAAACGATTGAAATCCTGATTCCGGGTTGTTTGATCGCTGCAATGATTATCAGTAGTTGAATAACGGAATAAGTCTTACCAGATCGTGAACCTCCTTCATTGCAGATCACCGGCCAACCGTCAAAGTATGCTTTCTTATTGGCTATGTAAACAGGGGAGCGTTTAAACTCAATCTTTAATTGGTTCATCTTTGGGGTCTGTTTCAGATTCTACCAAAGTGGGCTGAACGTTCTCAACCTTTGCATTTACTTTACTGATGGTAAGTTTTTCCAGTTCACTATCGTCTGCCATTAGTTTAAAGGCTGCAATTTGAAGTACTGGAGCGGCATCTGCTTTCTGCCAGTTCCTTTTCAGTTTAGCCTTTGCATTTACCTTATTTTGGTCAATTGCTGCTTTTATGGTGTCCAATTTGTCAAAGCCCCAATCATAAAGACTTGCTCTTGTAGGGGCTATGTAAAGGCACATTTCCTCGAATGTGGTAACTTCTTCCTGCTCTATTACCTTCAGGCATTGGCTTAATATTTCCTCTCTGTCGTAAGCCATCATACAAATATTTTCATTTGTGTTCCTTCAGATCGAATATAGATGTCCTGTGATCTTAAATCTTTCACTTTGTTGTCAAACTCTCTTTTGAGGTACTCTATTAAAATTCGATTGTCTTGTTCCTTATGCCGGTAGTACATTCGTCTGAATACCTGGTAAACTGTTTTCCTGTAATTATAGACTAGCATCATTCTTCTGATAAGGGGAAACGATGCGTCTAAATGAACAGAAGCTAAGTAAACGTAAAAATAACGGGCTTTCTCATAGCCCATATTCTTACCGTCAACAGTAGTAAAATTAGGAGCATTAAACTCCTCTGCTATAATATCTTCCATTAATCCGAGCAATTCAAACCGACATAAGCTTTCACTCATGGGTCTAAAATTACGACAAAAACGATTATTTGCAACAACTGTTCAAAAATAAATGATTATTTGAAACAATGTTGCAATAATAGCGTTGTATTTATTTGCATTGTGTTGTTTAGGCGTTTATCTTTGTTAAACAATTAGCAATTATGACAACGAAAACAGACGAACAACTCGAAAAGTATAATGAGACATTAAACGGGCTGTATGTTAACAATAAGATAGACGGTGGCGATATTGTACTGGTAGCTGAAAAACTTGGTCTTTCCCGTATTACTGTTTGGAAATACGCAAAAGGGAACGGGTTGAATAAAAATACCGCAATTGATATTTTAAACGAATTGGCAATAATTATTGAGGAAAGGGAAAAGAAGATTGAACGCATTGAAAACTTAAAAGATTTCACAAACAACGATTAATATGAAAAAACAAGTCTACTTATTTGAGTACAACGTCCCTGCTGAGAATCATTCGGAAGGCAGAACAGACCTTTATATTTCCTGTCAGGCAGAATGGTTCGGGACTTATTACGATACAAGCAAAAGACCCGTTATTATTAATAACTCACCCATCTTTTCACGCCTTTCAAATCTTGAATTATACTTTGTCAAAGACTGGTATATCCTGATTCGTGACATCGAAGAAATTGCACAGGATCATTTTATTGATTTGAATAAACCTAAACATGCTGTTGATTTGGCAGAACAAACATTGAACTAATGATCTACCTGCAACTAACCTGTTTTGCTGTTTCAGCACTCATACTTTTAAAATCAATCAAAGAATTTATAAAAACATTTTTATGAAACGAATATTCAACTGGCTATTCAGAAAGCAAGAGGTAAAAAAACGTTATCCTATGCCCGACCGCAATAATATCATCTACAAAAGAAATGATTTTTTGCAGTACTCAATCGGATTACTGTTATTCATTTTGATCGCTGCATCATGTACTCCAAAGGCTTATCTACCCAACGGCTGCAAGTATAAAGTAACCGCTCCAAAATTCAACAAATGAAACTACTCATCCTCTTACTGTTTTTAGATACGATTCCTGCTATCTTAAAAGTAAACCAGGGGAATTATACAAAGTACGTTTCCGGCATAGTAGTACTAACAAAAGACTGTAAAGTAGTTGAGTATTTAAGAGTAAAGCACAAAAGAGATACTATTGAATTACTTCACTTTGGAAGGGGTTTTAATATAGTCGATTATAGACTTAAATAGTTTTTTATTTTTTATAAATGATGATTAAAACACGGGGTATCATTTCCATGAAGCCCCTTTTCAAAAGCATTTAGCGGCCTCTACGATGAGATACATGCGACTTCATGTTGTTAATGGTAACAAGAGTTACAGCCGCTTAATTTTAAAACACAAAAACTTAAACATAATGAACAAGAGCGAATCAATTAAGAACCTTGCAAAAGCATTACAATTATTTCAGGTAAAAGTAGGGAAGATAAAAAAAGATGCTAAAAACCCTTTCTTTAAATCTACCTATGCCAGTCTTTCTAACATCTTAGATGCTATTGCAGAACCATTGTCAGAAAGTGGGTTGTCATTTTCTCAATTACCAGAAGGGGATAACGGCCTGACTACTATTCTCATCCATTCAGAAAGTGGGGAGTTTATAGAATCAACTTACATGATGAAGCCGGTGAAAGATGATCCACAGGGAAGGGGATCGGTTATAACCTATCAAAGACGATACGCATTGGCCTCTATTCTTGGCCTTAACATTGACGAGGACGATGATGGGAACACAGCAACACACGGCGGCAAATCGCCACAGGAAGCAGAAGATAATAATAAGCCGTGGTTAAACGAAAATTCAGAACTTTTCACCGCTGCAATTGCGAAGTTGAACGCTGGTAAAACAACCATCCCAAAAATAGGGGAGGCGTTTAAAATAAGCAAAGCAGTACGGGCAAAATTAGAGGAAGCGATAAATCAACCTGTATGACCTACGCACAATGGGTATATAAACATGAAAACCCGGACGATGTTTTACACAGTCACTTTAAGAAAATAAAACCTCCGTCCGTTCAATCTGAACAGCGAAAATACTTTGATAAATTACGGGCTAAGATTGGAGAGGATAAGTTTTACGAAATGGAGTGCAACTATCAGGAATATTTACGACTAAAAACAGATGATTAATGTACACCCCAAGTAACGTAACCCCAATACAGTCAATAGAAGCAGAGTTAATTACCTATCAGGATTATTTACAGCAGGAATACAGGTCTGATTTAGGAACTGATGTAGTAGATAGGATGGACACAATAGGTGGCTATATGGCACGTAGCGGAAAGCTAAAAGCAGATGCAGAGTGGCACTATAATAAATTAGTTGATTCCGAGATTATGAAATGCCTTTCCGATATGCTGCACGAAAAACTATCAACAACAACGGTTAATAAACTGATTGAAGCAAAAGCAAAGGATTATAAATATCTGCTTACATGGGCTGATAGGGTTAATAGAACCTGCACCCACCAGTACGAAGGGTTGAGATCGGTTTTAAGTTCATTGAAAGCAGAAAAATACACGTTTGGAAATGGAAAGTGATTATTTAAAAAATAGACGGTTACAAAAGTTAGGAACAAAACAGCCCACTCCTAAGAAGATGAATGTAATCGCAAAGGTGAGTGACAAAAGGAAGATAGTAAACAGGGAGTATAAAAAGATTGTAAAGGGTAAACTGAAAGAGAATCCGCTATGTGAAATTAAATCCCCCGAATGTACAGGTAAAGCACAAGGATTAAACCACAAGCAGAAACGTAGCCCTAAGAACTTAACCAAGCTATCCAACTTAGAAAATGCCTGTAACGCTTGCAATGGATATGTAGAACGGCATCCTAAATGGGCAAAAGAAAACGGACATTCAAAAAGCAGGTTTAGTAAATGAGACGAGCGGCAAAGGTTGATGAAAATCAAAATCGTGTAGTAAAAGCACTAAGAAAGATTCCAGGCGTTTCGGTAGCGATCACATCACAACTTGGTAAAGGATTCCCAGACTTGGTGGTGGGCTATAAGAAATCAAACTATTTGATTGAATTAAAAGACGGTGAAAAGTTTAAGTCACAGCAGAAGTTAACAGATGATGAAATCGAATGGCACAGCAAATGGAAGGGACACGTTATAATCTGTAATTCATTAGACGAAATATTAGAAGTATTAATCACAAAATAAAACATCATGACACTACCAAAAAATCCATCAGACAATCTCCAAACCTTATTTTGGCTGATTAAAAACCGATCTCTTACCTCTATTGAGTTGAGACGTTTAACTAAGAGTAGCTATCCACCGGCACGTTTGAAAAATATACGTGACATGGGATTATCAATTCACGCTACCTATGAGCCTTATATTAACCGTAACGGCCATAAGTCACGGATAGCACGTTACACGCTTATGTCAACAATTGCAGAAGCAAAGAAAATATTTAAACAAATAGCAGCATGACAAAAGAATTATACGAAGCATTGGAAGCCCTGTGTGGTATGTGGAATCAATACTGTGGTGGAGATTGGGGACATAGTTTTATGTCAGCAGGTGAAAATTGTGCAGATGTATTAGATAAATATTCACTGCTTAAAAATGATAATGGAACAGGTGGAGAGGTTGATTGGGATAAACTAAAAGAACTTGAATCGCAAATAAATTAATCATGACCCTCAAAGACCGCATAAAGGCAACATGCGACTACTTCGGGTTTGAGTACCCTTCACTTTCTGATTTTGATATTCAGAAGATGGAAAGCATTTGGAAGGTTGAAACAGAAATAAAAGAAGTGCCGGTAATCAGCTTTAAACTAATAGAAGATAACTATGAACCCGTTGACCTGATAAAAGAACTTGAAAGAGCCTGTGATTTGTATAACGTCAAATTTAGCGAAGTTGTTGGAAAACATGGCAAAGAAGGCAGAACAGATATAACAAATGCACGTACTTATTTTGCAAGGTATGTAAAGATCAAAAATCCAAAGATCACCACCACGCAATTAAAAACGATTTTAAATAAGCACCACACCTCAATACTGCATTACTGGTATTCTGCAAAAGCAGATGTTTCAATTCCTCCGCTACCAAAGCCAAATAAAAAGCAAATAGCAACGATTGATAAACTTAAAAGACAAATGAAAAAAGCATGAGACTAACACCAGAACAAGTAAAAAAGATCATTGAAACCGCTTCGCCCGATTTAACCGTTGCTGAAATAGCTTATTACTGTGGCCTAAAATGGACGCAGGTTATCCCGGTTCTCAATCGGAGAAAAATAAAGTATAAACCAGAAAAAAACGGTGCAGGAAACTTTGCAATAATGCACACGCAGGAGCAAAAGGATAGAATGCGACAGTTAGCAAGTGATAACCTTTGCGCCTCAGAATTGGCTAAGATGATTGGATCAACTCGTCAAAGGGTGGCCATGTTTTTAAAGCAGAATAATCTTCCTGTCAAATCCCAAAAAAATGCAAGATACAGGGAAAAGGAAGAGGTCAAAGGCGGGTGTTTTGACTGGAAAGAAGCTAAGCAGATTGATAATTTATTTTTTGCAGCGTAAAAATAATTTATCGAAAATGTTGGAAATGTTGGCAAAGTTGTATAATTTAGCAGTGCTGTTAAATTACTTCAATGATTAAAAATATTTATTACCATCGGAAAAGTTCCCTTATCGGGACGGTGTTGAAGTACACCGCAGCAGCTTTTCCGGTGGTTTTTTTATTTATACCCATATCCTATGGCTGAAGGAAAGAAAAGTTTCATTTTATATGCCGATCTATTACAGACTGCAAAGAAACTACCAAAAGATAAATTGGGAGAATTGTTTTTAACGATCCTTGAATACGTTAATGACCTTAACCCAAACCCAGAAGATATTTTAATACAGGTAGCGTTTGAGCCGATAAAGCTTCAATTGAAAAGGGATTTAGTAAGATATGAGGTTAAAAAGGAAAGATACAGTGAATCAGGAAGGGCAGGGGGCATAAAAAGTGGGGAAGCAAGACGAAGCAAAATGAAGCAAAACGAAGCAACGCTTCAAAACGCTTCAAAAAACGAAGCGAACGAAGCTGTTACTGTTAATGATACTGTTACTGTTAATGATATAAATACTAAAGTATTTAATAATACCTCTTTTTTTGATTTGAATGAAAATGAACTGAATCAGGCGTTTGAATTTGTATTCAGATTAGGGAAGAAAGATATTTTAAAAGATGATATTCCCAACTTTTGGGAAGCCTTTAAACTTCATAAGCCGGAAGCGATTAAAGAACAAAGGGGAAAACAGATGCAGCATTTCCGTGATTGGTTAAAATTTCAAAAGAAAGACAATGGAACTACAAAAACAAAATTGGGAACTTCAGCAGCAAGGGTTGCAGGACTTAAAGCCCTCCAATAGTGAAAACAGATTTATAGAAGCTATTAAAGAACCTAAAATTAAGAATTGTAACATAAATGATTTTAAGGGCGTTTTACGGGCTTGTATTTTAAAGGTAGGTATTCGATCACAGAATTTACCAAATACTGAAGAATGGGCTGTATTACAATCACACGCTATTTTAAACTACGGTAATCATACTTGTTCAGAAATTACATTAGCTTTTGATCTTGCGATAACTGGAAAATTAGATGTAGAGGCTAACGCTTATGAATCCTTTTCCTGCCTGTATTTTTCCAATATCATGAACGCTTACAGGGCATGGGCTAATCAGGTAGCATTTTACAAAGAAAGAGAAGTTAAACCAGAACAGAAGTTACTAAACGCCCCACCGATGACAGACGATGAAATCATAGCCCTTGCCAAAGAAGTTTGGAACACTACTAAAAAATTCGCTTTTTTACCCGTTACAGCTTATGCAGCGTTAGGAAGAAAAGGATTGATAAAATTTACCGAGCAAGAAAAGGCAGAAATAAGAATCCAGGCAAAGGCTCATGTAATGAAAATGTACAACGATAAAGAGGACAGAACCAAAGAGGTAGATTCCTTTTGCCGGAAGATTGCGGTGAGCAGGGTGATATGAGCAATTACGGCCTTACGTTTTGCGGCTTTGCGATGGCCGCCAAAGAAGAATTTAATTATTAACCGAGACGTGTCAGGCGGCTATTGCAAAACCGCTGTTACCTGCTGGTGCGGTTTGTTCAGCAGGATTTTGATTTGGAACACGAAAGAAATTTAAAATAAAAGCCTTGGGCGGCTTAGTAAAACCCACAAATAAATAGTATGGAAAATACAACAGAAGCAAAAAAATGGCTTGGTATATCCATTAGAAGGCATGAACGTCACATGAAAGGCACAGAGCCGACAACTGGAACTGATGGAGAAATCAGCCAAAAGTTAATGATGGAAGAAATGAAGTATGCACAAAAATCATTAGTTGATGGATGGGTAGTTACTACTTCATTTTATGACAAAAACATTACAAAATTTCCAGACAAGCCATCGAGTGGTGGAATGTAATTAAAGTGCGGTGGAGCTTTTATTTTAAATTTCTAACGAAATGTTCAATAGAAGCTCCACAGTAGCACTTGCAGGTAACGAACAGGGCTTGGCGAAGGCTGCCTAACGGATGCTTAATTTTCGCACAAAACTTAATGGCTGCTTTTGCCAAACCGCTGTTACCTGCTGGGCGGTTTATTTAGCAGGAACTTAATTTAAAAACGAAATGGAAGAAATTAAAAACAAAATTTTAGAGGAGTACAAAAAAGGCAATATAGTAGTTGCTGGAATTGAAGGCTTAGAAGGTATGCCAATAGCCGAGTTTATTAAACAACCTGTTGACGGTATGCTTTACGACCTAAACAGAAACGAAGCTGTTGTATTGACTTTTTTGCCTGACCCTAAATGGGTAAATGATTATGCAGTTGCACAAGTTATTCGTGCTTTAAAAAGTCGAATTGATGAATTGGAAGCAGTCAAGTAGCCTTGCAGGTAACGGTGGTACTTTGCGTTCGCCGCCAGAATGCAACTGCAACCATTGTAAGGTGTCCAGCGGTGACGCAAAACACTTTGTTGTATGTAGCCAATTTTTAACTTGAAATTATTTGTCAAATGGAAAATAAAATACCAACTAATAAACAAATACTGGATGCTTACGGTCAGTCGTATAGACTGATGCAGGAAGCTAAAAGGTTTAATGATAATAAAAAAAAACAATGAAAATAGAAAAACAAGTATGCAGTTTAAATCTGTCAAAAAAACTCGTTGAATTAGGAATTACAGCAGAGCCATTGTTTTGGCATACTGTGAATATTGACCCAATTACGCCCAAAGATATTATTCAAAAATGGCAGCATTCGCATTTTGATGTTTGCGAAAAATATCCTGCATACACAGTTGCAGAACTTGGAGAAATGCTACCAGAATATTTTGAAAGCCATAGAGGGCCAATGTTAAAAAATTGGTATTGTGGAATTTTAGAAAATGGCGAAGATGAATATTTTGCAATGGAAGAAACAGAGGCAAACGCAAAAGCAGCTATGTTAATACATCTTTTGCAAAACGGTAACATTGTCGAAGCCACGAATAGCAGACTGGTTGATTAGGTTACATACAACGTTTCTGCTTTATGAAGTGGCGGTATTTGTAAAACAAGTGTTCGGGCATAGATATGATGTACAGCGGTGTAATTCTGACGAGTGGACGCACATCAGCCGCCATTTTATAAAGCAATTGTTGGCTGCTGTACGGTTAATCAGTAGTGATTTTTTCGAACTTTAATAAACATAAAATGACAACAGAACAACAAAAATTAGAAGCAGCAAAAAGCGTTGTTGCTAATTCCATCCTTCACGGTTGGACAACCGAAGCGAAAATTGATTATATCCGTCAAGTTTTTCCCGACCACTACGAAGTAAAAGAGAGCAAGCAGAAAGGCAATGTCCATTGTAAGTCTTCTGTCGGTATAGACGATGACGAGCAATGGAGCTACTTCATGCAGGTACTTAAACACCGATTTGAGGATTTCTCCGAAGTGTTCCATAACACCTGTTACAATCACGTTGACTTCACTGTTTACTTCCGTAGTAAGGTAGTATAGCAGCCAACGAACAGGGCTTTATGCAGGCCGTTCCAACAGTCCGGAAAAGCCGGATAGTTGAATCTTGATAAAATGCCGATTAGTATTACGTCCGTTGAGGCTTGCATAAAACCCAATGTTATAGGTAGTGGGAATATGTTTAGTACAAAAGCCGAAAGAAGATATGTTGATGGTTGCATTTGTTTTTGTGCTGCGGAGCTTACGATAATTATTTTAAAAATAGTTTGAAATAAATTAGGTGGTACGAATTATTACCACTATCTTTGATTTATCAAAGCAAAAATAAAACTTTAAAACATGACACACTACATCGCAATCATCAATGAAGAAAAATGCAACCAGAACGGACAAATAATTGGCAACACAAAAACAGGAACTTATAAGGGAATGAGTAAGGACGCTTTTACGGAAGCGGTTAATAAATCAACTTGCTTTAGAGTTGAAATAAAGGAGGTTTATACAGACTACTCAAAACACCGTGAATTTTTAAACGATAAGTGGTGTTCGGCAAGCTATTAAAAACGCAAGGCTCGGCACTTATCTTGAAATACCGAGCCTCGAAACACATTGTCCTAATTTGGTAAAATGTGCAAATCAAAAATAACTTAAATTAATTAATTATGGTATCAGTATTTATAATAGGCTACTTTCTTTTAGTGGTATTTTTAGTTTTATTTTTTTTAAGAAAAAGAAACGGTTTAGATAAGGGGATTATAATAAATGTCGCTTTGCTTGCCATTTTATTTGCAGTTGTGTTGGCATTTTTAAAACCTTGGCTATGGATAAAATGATTTGGGACTACATAAAAGCCGCTAATTTCTTTCCTGCATACTGCCCCGAAATAAAAGACTGGAAAAAGAAAATGACTGGCAAAAACGGAAGGGGCAACCCTTTGGATTTTACAAAAGAAGAAAAGAGATTAATCAAAGAAGGGTTAAAACGTTTAATTAAAAACGAAAAGTTGATTTGAAAACGGATGTGTGGCGTGGGCAAAAAACAAATGCAATCGGTAAAATGATGAATAAAGCGTCAATGCCCATTACCTATAACGTTTTCGGGCTTGGCGATGTTGCCGAACACAAATGTTAATTATTATTACAAACTTTAAAATTTAGATAAAATGTCAAACGAAGAACAAAGCGGCAATAACGCCAAATCCGTGTTACCTGCTGTGCTTATTTGCGATTGCAGTAGCCGTGAACATCAAATTATTATTGAACACGATAATGAGGATAACTTAACCTATTGTCATATTCATTTAGTAAAACACGGCTTTTGTAGAAGGTTAAAAGTTGGTTTAAAATACATATTTGGATATAAATGCCGATATGGTCAATGGGATGAATTTATATTAAAACCTGAACACGCTAACCAGCTTCGTGAATTGTCGGAGTTGTTGTCACAGCATAGCAGGTAACGTTGGGCATCTTACGCTGGGCTGGCGGCTTTGTACCTCATATCAGCCCTGGTAGTGCTGCCCGGCCCTGCACCCTGACGAGGATTTAACGTCCTGCCAGCCTTGCGTAAATGCCGTTGTTATATGCCGCAATTATGGTTTTCGTACTATTTTCAAAATGTGGATAACTTTGTTTGTGAAAAGTGTACCAATATCAAAACATTGTCTATATTTGTGTAACAAAAGCAAAAAACATGAACACTACAGAAATAAGAAAAAAAGTTGCAGACTACATGGAAGTTGGTTTTACAATGAGTGAAGCCTTTGTAAACATCAAAGATACTGCAAGAAAAAGC